AGGTAGCCGCCGTCCGAGTTCACTGCGGTGGAGAGTGCCTTGCCCTCCAGGGTCAGGCCGCGCAGCGCCGCGTCGTCGCCGGTGCGCAGGTAGGCGTCAAAGGCCTTCTGGTGCGGCGCGTCGGTCGCGGCGGCCGCGGAAAGGGCGGGGCGCCCGGCCGAAGCGGTCAGGGGCGCGGTCTTGCGGTCCAGCATGTTCAGTCGCTCTTCCTGTTGTTGAAATCTCGAGGAAATATCGGTCTGGAAATCCCTGAAATCGCTCAGGAACCCGGTCAGCGCGGATTTCACTTCCGCAGCCGCCGGCGCGCCCTCGCCGGGCAGACCCTGCCCGGTCCGAGCCTTGGTCTCGGTCTTGCTCATCGCTTGGTCCCGTCTCTCTGGGTGGTGAAGCGCCCGGCGCTCAGTCGCGGGCCATCAGCCGGCGCGCCGCGTGCAGCGCATCGGCCAGTTCGCGCAGCGCCGCGTCCTCGGGGCCCTGCCCCTTGGCACCGACCCGCGCCTGCACGAGCATCGGGAAGGTCACCAGCGACACCTCCCACAGCTCGACCTCGGCCAGGAGCCGCCGCCCCTTGCCGTCCCGCTCGGCCCGCTTGGTGCGATAGCCGATCGACAGCCCGTCGATGGCGCCCGCGGCGACCAGCGAGGCCGCCTCGCGGCCCTTGGCGACGTCGGTCAGGATCCGGCCGCGGACCCAAAGGCCCTTCTGGTCCTCGCGAACGTCGTCCCAGACGCCGATCGGCTGGAACGCATCGTGCTGCCACAGCATCCGCACCTTGCGCCCGGCCTTCAGCGAGGGCGCGAAGGCCCCCGGCAGGACCGCGTCGCCGCCCTGGTCGACGCTGCCGAAGACCGAGGCGTAGCCCTCGATCGTCGCGTCGTCGCCCACCGTGACCCCGCTCACACGGCAGAACTTGGTCTCAAGCCCCTCGCCGCCCGCGTCATCGTCCCACATCCGGCTAACCTCCCAGCCCGAAATCCAGAGAGGCCCGGGCGACCTCCGCCAGGACCACGGCCGCCACGCCATAGACGGCGACCCAGAGCCGCTTCTCCAGCCGCTCCACCGCGGCTTCGAGCCGCGCAAAGTGGCGCTCGAACGCGTCGAGTTGCGTCTCGACGATCCGCTCGTGCGCCTCGACCCGGTGGACCGAGGCGAACTCGAAGGGCTCGTAGAGGAACCGCGATCCCCCGTCCGCCGCCCGCCGGCGTGCCGCCATCGGCTCAGCCCTCGTCCGCGATCCGCGGCAGGCCCAGAAGCGCGCGTTTCTCCGCGTCGGTCAGGAAGTCCGCCTCGGCGATCCGCCGCCACTGGCTGTCGCGCTCGGCCGCCAGCGCCGGCACCTGGTCGAGGTCGGGGCGCAGCTCCACCGTCTCGCCGTGGAAGGCCGAGAGCCAGTGCGCCACCGCCGCCGCCACCTTCTGCGCCAGCGGCACGACCGTCAGGCGGTAGAGCGCCCGGTTCGCCTCCTGGTAGTTGGCGTAGGTCGCATCGCCCGGAATGCCCAGCAGCATCGGCGGCACGCCGAAGGCCAGGGCGATCTCGCGCGCGGCGGCCTCCTTGGTCTTGTGGAACTCCATGTCCGACGGGCTGAACCCCATCGGCTTCCAGTCGAGCCCGCCTTCCAGCAGCATCGGCCGCCCGGCGTTGCGGGCGCCCATGTGGTAGCTCTCCATCTCGCTCACCAGCCGGTCATACTGGTCGGCCGACAGGCTCCCCTGCCCGTCCGCGCCGCGGAACACGATCGCCCCCGAGGGCCGCGCGGCGTTGTCGAGAAGCGCCTTCGACCAGGCGCTGGCCGCGTTGTGCACGTCGATCGCGCTCGCCGCCGCCTGCATCGGGCTCAGCCCGTAGTGGTCGTCGAGCGGGTGGAACGACCGGATGTGCAGGACCGGCGGCTGCGGCCCGGACACCTCGAAGCGGTGCTTGCGCGCGCCCACCGTGTAGTCGTAGGCCACCGGCCAGCCGTCCGCGCCCGGCACCAGGCTCATCCGGTCCGACCTGAGCACGTGCAGCTCGGCCGGCCGCCCGCCGCCGTCGCTCACCGCTTCAAGATAGCCGTTGCCGCTCAGGAGCAGCTGGCCGTAGAGCGCCTCGAACAGCTCGGCCCGGCCCTGCGCCGGGTTCGGCCGCCCGATCAGCTCCAGAAGCGGATGCGCCTCGTAGCGCCGCTCGGCATCCTGCAGCACCAGCGGCAGCGCCGCCGCCGCCTCGGCGATCAGCTTGATCGAGCGGAACCCAACAGGGTTGCCCACGAACCCCGCCCGCGTCAGCGAGCCGGTGTCGCGCGGCGACCAGGCCACCCGGCCGGCGCCCGACCAGGCGATCACCGGGCCGGTCGCGCTGGCCTTGGTCTCGGGCGCAGCCGCGCCCTCCCGCCGCCTCAGGAAATCGAACACCATCCCTTGCTCCTCGTGCTTTCCGCCGGCCCGGCCGCCTCGCGCGACCGACCTCTCCCGTCCGGGCGCGGCGCCTTTCGGCGCTGCCGGATCAGACCTGCCGGACCTTCGGCTCGCGCCACTGCGCGGCCGGCTCGATGATCAGGTCGCTCAGCGCCCAGACCAGGGCGTCGACCCGGTCGGGGCTGCCCTTGCCGCGGTAGCCCTGCGCCGTCATCCGGCACATCTGGTCCTCGAGCCGCCCGAGCCCGCGCAGGTGGCGCACCCGCCCCTGCTCGTAGAGCGCCGCGACCGGTTCGGCGCGCGCCGCCTTGCCGCGGCTTGCGTGCACCGCCCTGAGCGGCGCCAGGGGATCGACCTGGCGCAGCACCGAGCCGACCAGCGCGCCACCCTGGTTGACCTCGGCCACCAGCCGCTCGGCGTCGTGCCGGTCGCGCGCCGCGATCGCCGCCTTCGCCCATTCGAGCGGCGAGGCGCCCTGCACGCTTGCGTCCTCCAGCACGACGGCCCGCCAGGTGCCCGGCGGTCCCCGTGTCACCGCCCCTGCCACCACGATCCCGCATTCGTCCGACCCGGCATGCCCGCTCACCGGCGGATCGACCGCCACCACGATGCGGTCGAATTCGGGCAGTGCGTCCTCGTCGATCCGCGCCGCCTCCAGCGCCGCCGTGGTCCAGAGCGCGCCGTCGACGTCGTCGAGCATCACGCCCTCCAGCTCCTGCCGGCCGAGCCGCGTGCCGGCGTAACGGCCATAGACGACCTCCAGGAACGAGGCCGGCAGGTTCGCCCGGTTCGCTTCCGTCGGCGCCGTCGTCACCACCGTCGTCGGGGCCGCCAGCACCTTCTTCAGCACCTCCACGTTGCGCGGCGTCGTCGTCACCACCTGCTGCGGGTGCGGCCCCAGCCGCAGCCCGAACTGCAGCATGTCCCAGGCCTCCTCGGCCCGCTTCCACTTCGCCAGCTCGTCGACCCAGGCGGCATCGAACTGCGGGCCGCGCAGCGCCTCCGGGTCGTGCGCCGAATGCACCTGCGCCACCGCCCCGTTGGGCCAGACCAGCCGCCGTCGCCCCGCCTCCCATTCCGGCCGCCGGTCGGGCGGCGAGCAGGCGAGGATGCCGCTCTCGCCGAACACCATCACCTCGCGGACCTGGTCGACCGTCTCGCCCAGAAGCGCCACGCGCCTGGCGCGGCCGGCGTCGCGCGGCCGGTCGCCCTCGACCATCGTGCGCACCCATTCCGCCCCGGCCCGGGTCTTGCCCGCCCCGCGCCCGCCCAGGGTCACCCAGGTGCGCCAGTCCTCGCCCTCCGGCGGCAGCTGGTGCGGCAGCGCCCAGAACTCGAACATCCAGGGCAGCGCGACCAGCTCGGCCTCGCCGAGCTCACTCAGGAACGCCTCCTGCACCTGCCGCGGCGCGGAGGCGATCCAGGCGGCGCCCGATCGAAGCGCGGGCTTCGGCGAAGTCGATCTCGTGCGCGGCGGGTCCGCCGGCGTTCTCCCGAACGAGCTTTTCAATTCTGTCACGCTCCGAATAGGCGAGAAGCGCCCATTTCTTCAGATCGGCCGCCTCCTCCGCCACGCCCTTCAGCGCGCCGCCCTCGCCGCGCATCAGGGCCTCGAGCCGGCGCTGCATCTCCGCCGCGCTGGCCTCGAGGAAGAAGAGAATTTCGCCGAGCCTGGTTTCCGGCGCCGACCGACCGTCAGCGCCCGTTCCGTCCGCCATTCGCCATGTTCCCAACTCCCGACTCGCACCGGACCCGGGCAAATGGAAAAGCGGCCGGGGGGTCGCCCCCTGGCCGCTTGCCCACGTCTTCCAGCTTGCCCGAAGTCCTACCCCAGACCGTCCCGGAAGTCAAGAAGTTTATTCCTAACAGAGAGTTAACGCATCCGCACGGTGCCACTCACGGGTTCCCGGCGCCGCCCTCCTGCTGCTGGCGCAGCTGCTCGGCTTCGATCTCGCGCCAGCGGGCGACGTTGCGGTTGTGCTCCTCCAGCGTCTGCGCGAACACGTGCCCGCCGCTGCCATCGGCC